CGAGCGAAACCGATGACATCACGCGCCTCGGACAAGCCGCGCTGCAAGATCTTGAGCGACGCGAGACTCTTCGAAAGCGGGTCTCCGGATCCCTTGTACACGAAGCCGTATGGCCCGACGATAGGCAGCCCGCCAAGTTCGGCAGGAGTGATCAGCATCGTACGGATGGCGCGGTCATCGACTGCTCCTAGAAGCGAGCGGAGATGCGGCCCGTACACTCCGTGCCCCCAGCACGCTTCGACCAGATACATCGCTGCGTGGAACAGACCGAGCCAGTAGCATCGCCCGGGACGCTTAGACGACTCCGCCGCGCCGACTGCTCCGCTGAATATCGAGGCGATAAACGCAGAAAGCGAAGGGAAGTCGAGCGAAGAAGTCGGGGTCAGACGCATGAGACTTTTGACCGAGAGCGGATAATCGACACCTCGTACGTAGACGACTTTCGAGTATGAGAGGATGCTTTCCGAGACGATGCACTCCTCCGGCTTGATCTCATGAAAGATGTCGGCCATTGCCTTCTCACAACGCTCGATCACCTCCTTTGCGATCTCATGGGCGTCATCGTGCTCTGGAATCTCCAAGCGTCGACGGTAGGACACGACGATTACCACGTTGTCGCCCTGCTCTGATAGCGTGTAGGCGACCGGCATCGACCTCAGACCGGAGCGCAGACGTGTCGCAGTCATCACCGTCCAGAGTTTCTGAGCGATCCCCTCGAGCCCTCCTAGATGCCCGAAGTGGACGAGATCGCCCTCGGCGACTACGTCTCTCTCAATCGTCTGCGGTCTGAGCCCCGCCGTACGAATGACCATCATACAGCGCTCGAAGAACTCGTGGACGAAGGTGAAGGAGCGTCTGAGGCCGAATAGACGATTAATCTGGTGGCCGATCGCATTAACAGGCCCTTTCCTGCATCGGACGTTCCAGGACGTGAGGTCGATCGTCGCTATGACGCGCCCGAATACGGCGCGGCGGTTTGGGCGTGTGGTCATTAAGAACCGCTCATGGACGTCTTGTTTTGAGTCGGTCATAGTCACCTCCGGAAAGAACGGAAGGATTCCGCGAGCGATATTCGCCTCGAGCAGCGCGAAGAAGCATCTCATCTCGAGACTCATCATGGTGAACATCCGGGCCTCGGTCTTGAACTCCTTCTCCTTCGGCACGGTGACGCAGACGTAATGATCGTTCGGGACTTCGTTTCGCTCGACAGCATCGACCATGGCGCGAGGGAAAAACTCGCGGCGTCGGAGTATCTCCAGAACGAGACGCCTCTCGGTCGACGCGTGTCCGCGATCCCAAGCCAGATGGGTCTCCGAGCGCAGGTAGGAGATAGACTTGTCGTCGATGAGCTCGAGATAATCGTCGTAGTACTCCAGGTCGAGAACCTTCTGAAGCCGCGCGTAGTTCCAGTCGGTCAGCGGATAAGCGCCTTCGGGGAACGATAACGAGTCAGAGTTTCGCAGGCGCTCGAGAGTGGTCTTCCGCCCGGAGAACGATATAGGCGGCCATTTGTGATACCGGGAAATGTACCCTCTGACGAAGGAGTCGCAGAACTGATGACTCAGATCGAAGAGCGCGGCAGGACTCGTCTCGTCAGGGAGCTTGGCTATCCGTCTCGCTTTCTGGCCTGAGACGCGAACATCAATCAGTGGATGGCCGCACAGCTTTTGAATTCCGAAGAGTTCGGTGACGACGTATGGCTCCGGATCTCCCGCCAAAACGGTCGTCTCGTATAGTGCGGCGAGCGACTGACGACGCGAGTCGCCTGCTTCGAGCCCGAGCTTCTCGCGGATGTCCAACTCCTTCTGCTCGACTTTCGCTACCATGTCGTCGTACGAGTCTCCTGGTCCGGACATCACATCGTCCGCCGAACGCGCGAGATACGTCAGGGCGAGCGCCTCCGTGTTCTTAGCGATCTCGAAACCGAGATTTCCGTATCGGGTCAAGCATTCCTCCTGCCAGCGAGTGGACTCCTCCATACGGCGATGGAGCGTTGATTCTGGTCCGTACAGGTAAAGGATCGCCATGGACGCGTTGTACCGGCACATACAACAGTCTGATATCATCAGAAGCTGCTCATATGTCATTACGACCACGCTTCGCTCCGCTAGTGGAGCCCATACGATACATAGGTCCGAAGAGATCACGCCGCGGATCTCCGGCTCGTTGATGCGGACCGGGTCGCGCGACCCGCTTGCGCGCGCCTCGACGTATTTGTCGACGACCCGCTTGTAGATTCTGTAACGAGCGAGATACAATCGTTGTTCCGCGCCGGCTCGGGGAGCCACTCCAGGTGAATACTCGATCCCCGAGCGTTCGCAGCACCACTCGTCGAAGCACTCGATGACGGGGGCGACGACTCTCTCAGCTCGCTCAAGGTCAGCGACTTCTCGGAGGTCCACGGACGGGACTACGTTGTACCAGGCGGGATATCGCTCCGGTCGGAGGACTGAGGGCAGTTCTACTCGATAAGGGAGATGCGATCTCGCAGCTTCGATGACGCGCTGGAGATTCGCGAGCGTTCTTGTTCGGAATTCCGGCGAAAGCCCGAGGCTTTCGACCGTGGCAGGCACGTCGGGGGCTTCCACCAGCGTAGCGTCTCGCGCCCAAGCTCGATAAGCTTCGTACACGCGCAAACTCGTGTCGATAATCGGGGAGTCAAGGTGCGATGGTGCGAAGTAGACTGATTGCATTGTTGTGATCTTCGGATCACGGTTTTTGTTTAATTCGGAGTCTTCGACGTCTTGCTCGACACCGTCAACGCGAGAGCCTCGCCTCGCGTCGCATAGAGTAAGCGTGTCGACGTCAA